GGGGGGGGCCCCCCCCCCCCCCACGACCTATTCAACGGAGAGTTACCATGGCGAAGGCACCACTTATTGTTAACGAAAGCAGCAACCATTCCTTACCTTACCCACGCAATGTTCAGGTTTCCGGTCGCTCATCGGGCGGCGGCAACTACCTATTACGCGCAGCAGAATACGCGAAAAAGCATGATGAACGCCATGTGTATGTTTGTGTATCTCCAGGTGCTAAACAAGAAGAAGTTACTCGTGCTATCAAGCAACAGTACCTTCTGATGAACACCGTCGGTAAGACGAACTTCACGATTACTATCGTGAAAGAGGATGCTTGCATCATCTAGGAGTTACTCATGCCTAAGGCACAATACGAGAACGACTGTGAAGCACCGCTTAGCGTGGCCGTATGGCTCGCTGACGATGATTACAGCTTTAACCCAGACGAACGTGCATTATCTTGTACCGACCTCTTAAAATCGCATAGACAGCTTGTGCTGCGACAACGTCGTTTAGCAGTACTCGCGGCCAATCCACAAATTAATGTGGAAGCAGTGAAGTTGTCTACTCGCGTCGCGAGCCGCATGGGGCAATCAATCCATGCCGGTATTGAGCACACTTGGACGCACAACGCAGCCTCAGCTCTTATGAAGTTGGGTTACCCGAAACGTGTGGCCGAGAAAGTGGTCATTAATCCAGACCCAGATAGTGACTTGGAAGACAAGATTCCTATCTATATGGAAATCCGTAACGCACGCGAAATCGAAGGTTTTACCATTTCTGGTCAGTTTGACTTCTGTATTGAAGGACGTCTTGAAGATTTTAAATCGACAAGCGTATTCACTTACACGAACCAAACCAATGCTGAGAAGTACGTGAAACAGGGCTCGATTTATCGTTGGTTAAATCCTAAAATTGTGACTGAAGATATTTTCAACATTAACTATATCTTTACTGATTGGTCTAAGAACATGGCACGCGGAGCTAACTACCCGAGCCAACGTGTAATGGCACAGACATTCCATCTGATGCCGGTAAGCGAAACAGAATCTTGGATTCGTCAGAAGTTGATTACGATTAAGAATCTCGAATCAGTCCCTGAACCAGAACTACCAGACTGCACTCCTGATGAGCTATGGCAGAAAGAACCGAAGTTCAAGTACTACACAGACCCGAACAAAGCCGCTGCCGGTGGCCGAGCTACCAAAAACTTTGACGATAAAATGTCAGCCCAGATTCACTTGAGTGAGAAGGGTAAAGGCGTCGTTGTCACTGTTCCCGGTGAAGTAGTGGCCTGTAAGTACTGTGACGAGTTTGATGCGTGTACGCAGAAAGACCGTCTAATTGCAGCTGGTGCATTAAGAATGGAGTAAACCGTGACTAAACGTTTACCAGCACTAGAAACCATGAAATTCAATCAAACGATTGAAGACGTAGTGGACACCTTGTGTGAACGTACACAGAATGACAACCGTCAATTCTTCCGTCTCTTGGTTACCTACAACATGTGTAAGGTAGCCTCGATGATGCGAGCCAGTGTACTAACACACGACCGTGGCAGCATTCCTGTAAACATGTATGCCATCAACTTAGCAAGCTCCGGCTTCGGTAAAGGCTACTCAACCAACATCATGGAAGACGAGGTATTACACCTATTCCGTGAGACTTTCCTTGAGAAGACTTTCGAAATCCTAGCCGAAAACAATCTTGACTCTATCGCTAATCGTCGAGCAGCCCGTAAAGGTACAGCTCCAGACGACGAACGTATTCGAGTCGATAAAGAGTTTGATTCTCTTGGCCCACTGCTATTTGCCTTTGACTCCGGTACTTCACCGGCGGTTAAACAAATGCGTCAGAAATTGCTGATGGCAAATGCAGGCTCAATGAACTTCGAATGTGACGAGATTGGTTCAAACCTTATTAACCAAATCGATGTTATGAACGTGTTCCTAGAACTGTATGACGTCGGTAAGGTTAAGCAGAAGCTAGTTAAATCTAGTGCTGAGAACCAACGCAACGAGGAAATTCACGGACGCACTCCGTGTAACATGATGTTGTTCGGTACTCCGTCTAAGCTGTTGAACGGCGGTAAGACGGAAGAAGAACTAATGTCATTCCTTGAAGCTGGTTACGGACGACGCTGTCTATTCGGCTACTCCCGTCACTTCGCGTTCGACGAAGAACTAACGCCAGAAGATGTGTATGACATGATGACCAATACGGCATCGAGTCAAACCATGACTAATCTTGCAAGCCAGTTGAAGACACTAGCTGACCCAATGAACTTTGGCCGCGAAATCCCTATGGATAAAGAAGTGGCACTACAGGTCATTGAATACAAGCTAATGTGTGAACGCTATGCTGCTAAGATGCCTGAGCACGAAGAAATCCGCCGAGCCGAAGTGACACACCGCTACTTCAAAGCTTTGAAAGTGGCAGGTGCATTTGCATTCATTGAACAGACTGACGAAATCACAGAAGAACAGCTGTACTCAGCTATTGCTCTTGTGGAAGAGTCGGGCAAGGGCTTGAATGCACTACTAGCACGTGAACGTCCATACGTTAAGTTGGCACAGTACATTGCCGGCGTAAACGGTGAACTAACTCACGCTGACCTAGTAGAAGAACTACCGTTCTACAAAGGAACCAATACGCAGAAGCAAGAGATGCTTACTCTAGCTATTGCGTGGGCCTACAAGAACAACATCGTTATCAAGAAGTCATTCACGGAAGGTATTGAGTTCTTGTCCGGTGAGTCTCTGAAGCAAACCAATCTTGATGAGATGATTATGGCCGCGTCGGATGACATTGCGTACGGCTACGAGAACCAACGAATCAAGTGGGACGACATCGGTATGGTCGGTGAAAACGATGGGTATCACTGGATTAACCACTGGTCTAAAGACGGTCACCGTCATGACGACAAGATGATTCCAGGCTTCAACATGATTGTGTTGGATATTGATAACGACGTAAGTCTTGAGACAGCAATGTTTCTGATGAAAGACTACTCGGACTACATCTAAACCACCAAGCGCCACACAGCGGATGACAATCGATTCCGTATGATTATCCCGACGAACTTTGAGCTGCGCCTAGATTGTGATGACTACAAAGAGTTCATGAACAATGTCTATGAATTCTTGCCATTCAAGTCAGATGAACAAACTGGCCAACGAGCTCGTAAGTGGCTAACCAATGAAGGTGAGACGTTCACTAACGAAGGTATGTTATTCGACGTGATTCCATTCATTCCGAAGACTACTAAGAACGAAGCACGCCAAGCTGCTAACGTGGACCTTACTAACCTATCCAATTTGGAACGCTGGTTCTGTAACAACACAGGCAAAGGTAATCGTTCAAACCAACTAATCAAGTATGCACTGATGCTAGTTGATGCGGGTGGTGATGTAGACCAAGTTACGGATGCAGTCATTTCATTGAATGACAAGTTGCCGAACAAGCTACCAGAATCTGAGATTCATTCGACAATCATGGTAACTGCAAGCAAAGCGATTATCGCACGTGCTAAGGAGTAGTCATGCATTACACATCGGATGGACCAGCTGGTACTAGAGTTTACTGGATTAAACATGGAGACGTTTACCTGAGTATTACTTACTTGGGCAAACGCAAAGTTAACTCCTTCATCGGAGTGTCCAAAAACCTTCCTGATTCCTATTTACCAACCAACAGTGATAACACACCTGCGGTGGTTAAAAGGGCCTTCAATCATGCAGTCAGCGGGCGAACTGAATTCCCTGTTGGCGGCCTAATTAGAGTAAAACTTCATGACTGATTACGTGAATGACCACCTTGTACTGATTTCTGGTAAATCTGCTACCGGTAAATCAGCATGTCTGATGGGGATTGAAAACCCAGAAGGCGTAATGTATCTCAATTGTGAGAACAACAAAAAACTACCGTTTAAATCGAAGTTCATGGAACTGACTGTAACTGACCCGTTGCAAGTCTACGAAGCCTTCGAAGAAGCGGAAAACATGCCTGACATTCACACTGTTGTGATTGACACTGCAACTTACCTCATGGATATGTTCGAGTCTACGTACGTACTAACGGCGGCAGATACTCGTGCAGCATGGGGTGACTACGCACAGTTTTGGAAAAAACTGATGCAGCAGTACGTGGCAAACTCAACCAAGAATGTGATTTTCTTGGCCCACACTAGTGACGTGATGAACGAAACTGACCAAGTGATGGAATCATTTGTGAAGTTCAAAGGTTCAATCATGAACAACGGTGTGGAGTCGTACTTCTCGACTGTAGTATCAACGAAGCGCGTACCGTTGAAAGACTTGAAGGACTACGACAATGACCTACTTGATATCACTGAAGAGGATGAAATCCTTGGATTCAAGTACGTCTTCCAAACAAAACTTACGAAGAAAACTACCGGTGAGCGTATTCGTTCATCTCTCGGTATGTGGGACCGTAAGGAAACGTTTATCGATAACAATGCGCAACACCTACTAGGTCGTCTGCGTGAATACTACTAATTAGCTAATTAAAGAGAAATTATTATGTCATTTCTAAAAAATCTTGGTAAAGACAAAGATATCCAACAAGAATCAGATTCACTTGGCGGCGGCGCTAAAGACTCTGGTCTGTACAAGTGTGTTGTGGAGGCTGCTTACCTAGGCGTTAGCCAAGGTGGTGCAAACTCTCTGACTGTTGTTGCTAAAGATGAAAGCGGCCACACATTCCGCGAAACTCTTTGGATTACCAACAAAGAAGGTAAAGAGTTCTACATCTACAACGATGAGAAACGCTTCCTACCTGGCTACAACGTAGCGAACGCTATTGCGCTGCTTATTACTGGTTACGAACTAGCTGACCTAGATGACCCAGAAGAACGCACTCTGAACATCTACGACTTCGATGAGAAGAAAGAGATGCCTACTCAGGTAATGTGCCTGACTCAACTACACGGTGAAGAAATTTGGCTTGGCGTCTTGAAAGAAGTTCAAGATAAGACCAAGAAAAATGACGCAACCGGTAATTACGAACCAACTGGTGAAACTCGCGAAGTTAACGTTATCGACAAAGTGTTCCGCGCTGAGTCTGGCGTAACTGTAGCAGAAGCTCGTCTTGGTCAAGACACTGGTGACTTCATGGACAAGTGGGTCAACAAGTGGTCTGGCCAGACTCGTGACAAGTCTAAAGGCGTCAAAGGCGACGGCAAAGCTGGCGCACCGGGTCAAAAAACTTCACCTAAGTCGTCACTATTTAAGAAATAATGGCGTTCACAATTGTGTCACCCCTTAGGGTGGCACAATCCAAATCTAAAGACTTCATTCTCAATATGAACGTGTATCGTAATGCCCATTACCGCACGCTTCACTCCACAAAGAAAAACTACGAAGAAGCTATGGCCAATCAATGTGCGCCATTGCCGTTCATGCGCAAAGTCAGTGTGACTTACGTTGTATTCCCAAAGACCAAGCGCAAATGTGACCTGATGAATGTAGTCGCAATCCATTCTAAATATTTCCTGGATACTCTGGTTAAGCTCGGTAAGCTACCTGACGACAGCTACGAGCACGTCATCAAAGAGTCTACCTGTTTCGGCGGCGTAGACCGCGATAATCCAAGAGTGGAAATCATCATAGAGGACCTATCATGGCTCTAAAAGTTAAAGTGAAAAAGACTGTCACTCTTGACATCGATATCGACCAAGCCGGCTTAGAGAAGCTGGTACGTGACCACATCAAAGCTGAAGACCCGAACATCATTGTGAATAACGTGAAGTTTGTAGCTACTCGTAAGCCAGCAGGTGTAGCAGTAGAAGTGGAAGCGGAGTACGCCGATGACGACCAAGTTGACGACGTTAAGGCTGACGTATGCAAAGGCTGCGGCGAAGCTGTATGCGAATGTGCCGAAGAGTCTGGCGAAGACTCAAAGGAAGAAGAGGCTCCAGACCCAGAACCGGAGCCAGAAACGGTAGCCGAAGAACAGCTGGAGCTGGAAGAATCGGAGGAACCTTCGGAGTCATTTGAAGATTCTGAAATGGACTTAATCGACGAAACACTTGCGGAGCATCAAGATGACGAAGACGACGCTGCCATGGATTTGCCTGACGCAGACGCGGATTTGTCTGATGGTATGGACGACCTCCCAGATTTGGAAGAAGAGCCAGTAGCCGACAAAAAGCCTCGTAAGTCTCTATTTGAAAAGTAGGTAACCCATGAGTTATGAAACTGACAAGTGTCCTGTAGGCACATCCCAAGTAGCTCCGAGTCCTCGTCCCCTCACAGAGACGGTTGCGCACTCGGAAAGCAACTTGTCCGACCTCCGCCGTAACACAGTACTACTAGAACAACTGGTTACCCAATTGTCTGGTCGTAGTATGGACGACGAAAACAAAGAAGCAGGCCCTCTATTGAATGGCCCGCTTCAACGTTTAGACTTCCTAGCTTCACATACTGGCCTGGAAGGCAGTAAACAAGCAGCTCTGATTTACCAGTTAGCTGACTTGTTAGGTCTAGAGCTTAAGTAGCGAAGTCGTATACCTGAACTACAGGTAATGACTCGACACCCATCTCTGCGTACTGGAAGAAGCCCAACTTGTTCGTGATTGAATTGAACAAGAAGAAGGCATCAAAGTACGTGGAGATGTCTACTCCAGTAATATTAGTGAGAGCCAGCAGTTCGAATACACGACGCGGATTGCGGATTGTATTTCGAATGATGACATTCTGGATACGGAAGAAGTATTTGAAGAACCATAGCTGACCCACGTCCCCCAAGTACTGCAAGTACTTGTTAGCCGGTAAGTCGTAGTTCACGAATGCATCTACCACATCATCAATGTCATTG